GTTTTCGCGGTCCTTGCGGCGCTCGGCGATCAACTCTTGGTTTTTCGCACGAAGTGCTTCGAGTTGGGCGGCCAGATCGGAGCTTTCAGCCACAGGCTGAGGGGCAACAGGCTCCACGGGAGTGACTGCTGCTTGCTGTTCTTCGGGCACGGTTGTGTGTTACTTGGACCGTTCTAGTTTACTTCACCAGAGTCAATAAGTTCCATCGTCAAATTCAGCGGTAGCCGATACAGAGACTTGACCGTCTACAACAGTGATGTTTGTGCCGGCGGTAACCGTTGCGTTGGTGCCCGCGTCGCCGCGGGGGATGGTGAAGTTCAGGATGGCGGCGGTGCTGGTGCCGCTGTTGGTGACGGTAACGCCCGTGCCGGGGGAGCCCGTGTTGACGGCGCCAACAGTGATGGTGCCAGCTGGGCCGGTGGCGCCGGTTGCTCCGGTGGCGCCTGCAGGGCCGGTAGCGCCGGTAGCGCCGGTAGCGCCTGTGGGGCCGGTTTCGCCCTGTGGACCCTCTTCGCCGGGGTCGCCTTGAGGACCTTGAGGGCCGACAGGACCTATTTCGCCTTGCGGGCCAGCAGGACCTGTTGCGCCTTGGGGGCCGGTGGCTCCGGTCGGACCGGCTGCGCCTGTTGCGCCAGTGGCTCCTGTAGGTCCGGTGGTGCCTGTGGCGCCGACGTCACCGCGGGGGATGACGAAGTTGAGGATTGCGTTTTCGGCGGTGCCGACGTTGGTGATCGTCGCCTCGCTGCCTGGGGCGCCAGTCGTGACGGTGCCGATGGCGATGGTGCCGGCAGTGCCACCGCCGCCTCCGCCGCTATTGGTGCCGGGGAAACCGGCAACCGTTAGTTCCGTAGTGCGAATCTTGGAGCCCGTGCCAAGTGGGAAGCCGTCGCCCCAGTCGTCGGTTTTGGGGCCGAACAGGGTGTAATCGGTGGTGTTGATGTACCAGTCGCCGGTTTTGCCGGTGCCGGTGGAGGGGTCGTTGGTGCCGGAAAGGATGCTACGGAGTTGGTTGACGCGCTTGGTGAGGCGCACCAGGGAGGTGATTTGGGCGAGCGTTAGTTGCTCGATTTGGGTGGCCATCAGCGGGTCAGCAGCTCAATCAGCTGATCCATGCGGTCGGGCGTCATTTCGGCGCGGTCGTTCATGTCGTCCTCGCCGGTGTTTTCGTTGGCTTCCACCAGTTCGGTGGCGTCCATCTCAGCGGCTTCGGCCTCGTCTTCAACGTTGATGTTGTCGGGCAGGATTTCGCCGCGGCGCAGGATCTCCAGCAGCATCCCGTCGCTGATCTTGCCGAGTTGGTTGAGTTGGGTCAGGACGGCGACGTCTTGGCCGATCAGGCGGTAGTAGTCGAAGTCGCGGTCGATTGTGATTTCAGGCGGTTCTAGGCCGACGTACTGGGCGGCAAACTCGAAGGCTTGGTTGAGGGCGCTCTCCAGCTCTTGGCTGATGATCGACAGCACGCTGTTGGATTGGGCTTGGTCGATGCGCTTGGCCTCGGCAGACTCGGCCACAAACTTTTGGCCGAAGAGTTTGGTCACGCCCAACGTGGACATTTGAGATGCCAACGACTCCAGCTCGGCCATTTGGGCGTCGAAGCTGGTGGCGTCGGCTTGGACGTAATACGCCTTGTTGCCCGGTTGCATGGCGATGGCGTAGTTGACGCCCATCGTTGCTGAACCGGTCGTGTCGTCCCAGCCCTCAAGGACGAGGGTGGGCATTGCGGCGATGTGGAGGGCGTGGATTAGGTCGGCTTGGCGTTGGTAGTGGGTGATATTGAGGTTGGCAATGTCAAGCAGCGGGGGTTGGGAGATCAACAGGCCGCGGCGGTTGCTGTAAATAGGGACCAGGGGGATTTCGTCGAGGCTGTAGCCGCCGGTGGAGGTAAATTCGACGATCTCTTGGCCCAATGTGTAGAGGTCGTAGCGGCCGGGGTAGATGACGCGCATTTGCTCGACCTGTTCTTCGCCGAACTCGTTGAGGGGGCGGACGTCGTAGTCGTGGATGCGGACTTGCAGTAGGCGGTTGGTACCCGGTTCTTTGCGCCAGCCCCAGATCTGGGGGGCATCGACGTGGACGAAGTAAGGGCGGCGGCCCATGGCACGCTCTTCCGCCAGATTCATCGCCCCAGCGGCGGCCGGGTAGTCGACGAGGATGGCGCTGTGGCCGTAGGTCAGGCTGCTGACCAAAGCGCGGCGGGCGTATTCGTTGATGTTGGAGCCCAAGCCGTCGATGTTCTGGATCAGGTCCAGCCAGTAGGGGTCGCCTTCGACGTGGATGGGTTTACGGAGGATGGCGCCAGCGGCAGTTTCGATTAGCCGGCTGGTGTAAGGGCTCAGGACGCTGCGGTCGACGCGGGTTTGGTAGGCGTCGTCGTCTTCTCGGGGTTCTTGCGGGAGATAAGTTTCACTCATGTCCCGCAAGTAGTTGGTGCCGTTGGTGACGGCGGCCATCACGCTCCAGTCCGGCATCATGGCGATGACGTCCAGATTGCGGACAAACGGGGATTCGCTGACTACAGCTCCAGTCGGTGGAATATTGGCGCTGTAGACCACGGCTTGACTCCTACTTTGTACCTATTTTGGCACTAGAGATCTAGGTGTGTCTCGTGCGTGAGTGGAACACGCCCGTGCGGGAGCCGTGGAACGCACTCATTCACCAATGTCTGAGGGGGGTTGATAATCACATGCACCAGTACATGGAGACTGGGAATGTTTGGCATTTAGAGAAGGCAGATGGGCTTAGAAAATATGTGTTGGAGTTGAAAATGTGGATTCATAAAGTTGAGGGCCGCTAGCTTTTTGGCGTCCATGTATGCCGTGGATTTCTGTTGCGAGCCTGCTCTGCAACAGTCGCCCAGCGGATATTACCAGGTTCATAGTGTCCCATAGGATCTATACGATCCACAGACATGCCAGCGGGTCTTGGTCCGAGTTCGTTAAACCATTCGTCAAAAGACTTAAAACGAAACTCTACATTGGCGTAAGCGTTTTTGTGGTTTGTTTTTACGCGTCTGCGTGCTTTGTAGTAGCTGCGCCGGCACTCCTCTTTTTCGGGGTCATTCTTTACTCCCGTTCCTTTTCTGGCGCTGGTACGCCCTGTATAAGCGCAAGATCTGCATACCCAAATACCGTTCTTTCTGTTGAACTGGTCTATTCGTATACAAGACTGCTTGCCGCAGGAGCACTGTACGTCAACGTAATTCCAGTCAGCCACCTACATCGGTGCGGTTATTGCAAGTATACCACTTAGTACGGTTACCACTTGACCTTGGCACTCCACCAGGCGGCACTCATTTTGCCTTTGGCGATATTTTTAGCGTGACGCGCTTGGAATGATGCCCTTCTGGCCTTGTCTGCTGCTGACTCTCCTTTTTGTGCTGGTGAGCCAGATACGCCCTGTTGGCCGAAACGGATGAGTTTTACCGTGTCGCCTTCTTTGGCGAGGACGACGTGGGATTTTTTCGGGTGGCTGGGGGTGCGCTTGGGCTTGTTGTAGCCCGAGAATTTTTCGCCGCGGTACTCAATCATCGTCTTCCTCCTCGTCTTCGGGGTTTTCGATGGGCACCAGCACTTCGATGCCGAGGGCGAGCATCTTGATGAAGTTGCCCAAGGTGTCGGGGATTGAGGGCGTTTTGAAGACAAACGTGGCGTGCGTGGTGCCCTCCTCGCCGTCAATTTCGATGTGGAGGCAGCTGCCGGTGATTGTCTGGATCGTCATTAGCCGTGGTAAGCAACGGCAATGTGGGGCGTGATGCTAGGCGTGCCAGAGCTGATGGAGGCGATTCGCATACGGATTTGGGCGGCTGGTTTGCCGTCGTAGAAGTAGACGTATTCGCCGTTGGAGTTGATGTTTTTGCTGGTGTCGATGGTGAACCAGTTGCCGTTGCCGTTGAAGCTGCACTCCAGGGCGAGGGTGAAGTTGGCGCCTCCGGTCACTGTGGCGGCAAAAGTGTAGGCGGAGGACTGGGCGGGGACTTGCATCCAGTCGTTGACGGCGGTGAGGGTGCCGCCGGTGTACTCGACCAGGTTGCTGAAGTGATCCCTAGCGGTGTTAGCAATGGCAGCCATTGTTTTTCTCCGGTTTACTTGCGACCTTTAGGTCGCTTGGCGGTTTTGGCGGATGCTTTGAAGGCGGCGGCGGTTGGAGCACCTTTAGTGCCAGGTTTACGCATTTTTTCGCCGCTGCCGGCGGCGATGCGCTTGCGTTTGGCGTTGATGTTGCTGTAAAGACCGCGTTTGGCCATCACTTCTTACCTTTTTTGGTGGATTTTTTGGGTTTTGCCATGCCGGCTTCACTCATGGCGATGGCGATTGCCTGCTTGCGGGACTTCACCACGGGGCCTTTTTTGCTGCCCGAGTGGAGTTCGCCTTTGCCGTACTCACGCATGACCTTGGCGACCTTTTTCTGGGCCTTAGTTGGCTTTTTGGCCATGGTTTTTACGCTGTTACCACACACGATAGGAGGTCTTTCCGAGGTTCTCTGGTTTGGCGAGGTTGAAAGTTTGTAGGCAGAGGTAGCCCAGGGCGTCGAATGCGTGGTCTACACCAAGATTTTTGTTGGGAAGGCCGGTTCCAGGGGCATAAGTCAATGTGCGGAGGGACTTGATTAGCTCTTTGCACTTGGGGTGGATGAAAAGGCGGCGCGTTCCAGAGGCATCGAGGAGGGCGGTGTTGACGCAGGTGATTTTGTCGCGGATTTTCCAGGGATTTCGCGGGCTGGAGACCGTGAAGCCGGACTTTCGAAGGATGTTGTGGTCGGTAGCGCCAACGCCGCTGGTTTTGCGGGCGCCACCGGTGGGGTCGGGGCACGCGATGATGCGGCGCTCCACGCCGTAGCGGGATTGGATTTCTTCGCAGAGGTCCCAGGTGGTGGCGCCGCCGGTCATGATTATTTCGTCGAAGACCCAGAGCACGTCGCCTTTTTTGACCGCGCAGACGGCGGACATGGGGTCCACGTTGAAGTCCACGCCCAGCAGCAGGGGCAGAATTGGGAGGTCTTGCACCACGCTGTCGATGTTGTCGTCGCTGAATGAGACGGCAACAAGACCGCTGAGATTCTCGAAGCTGGCCTCAAATTCTTGGCGGAAGGTGCGGGCGTCGAGTTGGGCGCGAGCGGCTTCGATTTCTTCGGGTGGGACGTTATCGCCGTCAATCGTGGTGAACTGCCACCGGTGCCAGTCCGGGTCCTCTTGGTCGCAATAGCACCAGAGGTCGTAAAACCAGCTGGCCGTGCCGTCCGGGGTGGAGATGAAGAGGGCCCAGCCTTGTTTGTCGGCGAGAGCGGGGCGGATGACCTCGAACCAGACGTCGCTGGACATGAACGCGGCTTCGTCGAGTACCACGCCGGCGAGACTTCGACCGCGCAAGGCCATGGCGTTTTCAGTGCCCTTCAGTTCGATCGTTGAGCCATTCACCAGCTCGATCTTCAGGTCGGTCTCGTTCTTGGACTTGATCCAGGCTTTGGGGACGAGCTTTTTCATTACCTTCCAGGCAATGTCTTTCGCCATCCGGTATGTAGGGGCCGCATAGAAGAATGTTTCGCCCGGCCTTTCGATCGCCCCACGCAGCAACTCGATACATGAGAGGTAGCTCTTGCCGAAGCGGCGGCCGGCGACCAAGACACGGAAGCGTTTGCGGCTGGAAAATACTTGTCCCTGGGCGTAGCGGAGGGAGAGCGTTCCAGCCGTGTCGGTCACTTTTTCGGGTACGGGTACCTTCTAGGGTATTACAGGAATTGAACCCCTGCCCCCTTCAGCGTTTTGGGGTCCAGGTGCAGTAGTTGCCGGCGCTGTAGGTGCCGTAGGGACAGGGGCTGCTGGTTTGGGGGACGGCGCGGACAGGTGTTGGCATCGCAGCGTTGGGAAGGCAATAGCCGCCCTGGGAGTAGTAGCCGTAGGGGCAGGACGAGCCAACCTTGGTGATCGGGTAGGCGGTGGCAAGTACCAGGGCGAGGGAAAGCATGGGAATGTAGTACAGAAGAGTTTAGTTTAGCACAGTAGAAGAAATTGCGAATGTATCAGTAGGTTCCCTGGGCCGCACACGGTCAATTCGTAACTCGAACCTTACCCCCACTGTTTGAGAAGAATTGTGGGCCCGCTAAGTGTAAATTAGCGGGCCGCGGTAAGGTTAACTATCGGCGAGAATCTTACGGGCTTGAGCTAGCACTGATTCCCGCGATCCTTTCAGGTTATGCTCACTTTTGAGGATCGCGTAGGCGCTGGGGCCGCGGCGCTTCATGCCCTTAATCTCCAGCTGGAGAGCTGATGCGAGAGCGTAGAGCCGAAAGCGGTCAATCTGGGGGCCGGTGATAACGGAAGCGGTCATA